CATACTGTTCAAAGAAACCCAACATTCCAGCAGGGTGTGCTCCTGCTAAAATTGTAGATTTATACGTTTCTGCCTCCTGAACATCCGCGCTAGATGTCAGTAAATATGAGTGTTCTTGCCAAAAATAATCATCAGGCAAAACCGCTTCATTTAGAGCAGCACCAAACAAATTTGGTCTTATAGAAGCATCATAACCACCTAATGGGGATTGTGTAGCAGTTGGATTTCTTACATCAAAATCTTGTGGTAAATCTATTATTGTGTTATTTGTAACGTCCCATTGAAAATCAATATATTTCCCACCATTTAATCTCATTAAATATTTTTTTGGATATTGAAATTGAACATTTGTTATATTAAATAATGTTTTCAAAATATATCGATATGAGTCTTCCGTTCCTTTGGTTATTAAGAAATTACTTTTTAATGATTTTAGAAAAGATCTGACATATTGCCTGTCTGTTGGGGTTATATCAGAAAGATTTATGAATGGAGCATATGTTTTGACGTAGTTATTTAAAAATGCGTCTGGTACTCGTTCAATATCTAAAAGTTCTTCAATATCATATGGAGTTAATTGAATTTCTTCTTTTTTAAATCCACAATAAATCCAGTTGTAATATTCCTTTAAAAATAAAGTAAAATAATTATTAGAATCGGATGCACCGTAATTTTGTTTCATCCAAAACGGTATTTGTCCATCAATAAAGGAAGGTGCTTCGCAATAAATGTCTTGTATTGGGTTTGTTGCATTTTCTATTACTACTAGATCTTTAAGATATAACGACGATGACGCCCCAGAATTTGAGACTGGTTGAAGTGATTGTTCAAATTCTCGTTCAATTTGTGATACAAAATTCCTAAAACTTAAAGCCTGAGAAGCAACTGCAATTGGGGGCTCTGTTTGAGGTTTCTTTAATAGAGTTATAATACTCATACTCTTTGAACCTGTGTTGTTATATTTGGACGAAGGTATACTTCATCTTTGGCTGTTATTTGATTGGTATTATATGGCGCAGCAAGAATTTCAAACGACGAATTAGATAAATTTGGACTTAAAGTAACAACTCCAGTTTTATAGTTTATATCACCAACTGTTGCATTTATTGCAAGAGTTACAACACCTTCTTGATTAACTGAGTATAGTTTTAATTTTCCAATTTCTGGTGGATTTTCGCTGTTTTGAAATAAAATAGGAACATCTCTTATTTGAACCTGGCTCTGTGAATAACTTGTAGAAGTAAAAAGAGAAGAAACTAAACTATAACCATTTTGTGTTGCTTGTGTTGGTGTTCTAAGTCTATTTTTAAAATTTAATGTTTTGATTCTTGTGCTAGGAGAAACCGTATATTGCAACGTTACGTTACTAAATGAATCTAAATTAAATCCTTCATATTGTTCAACAATTTCTCTTGTATCTGACAGGGTTAATGATGTCGAATATGCTCCTACTGGATATTTGTTCAGTATTTCTTGTTTAATCAACGCAACAGCAACATCTGGTTGAACTGTGGCACTGTCGTTATAAGAAATGTTTGCGGTTAGATTTAAACGAAGAGAAACCGGATTTACATATTCTGGCAAAACTGTCACAACAGATCTTTCTTTGAGTTTAGTAACAACGTCACGAATGATGCTATTATCACTTGTGTTTATTCCACTTATCGAAAACAATAATCTTCCATAAATTGGGGGTGAATTGTCTTCTCCTCCCCAGACATACGCATTTGGATAACCAAGTTGAGCAAGATAACCTTTGTAATCTGATTTTGTTACTAACCTTTGTTGGGCTGCAAATATAAGAGGAGCCACAGTTTTTGCTTCTTCTAAATCGGGACTATTTAAACCACCCTGAGATGGTTGTAGTGTTCTCACAATTGAACCAGATGGTGTTATTGACGATCTAAAAGATCCACATCTATTGCCATTTGCTCCATTTGATGCCAAATATTGGATTTTGACCAAATCTCCTGCTACTAAATTTGTAGTAACAGCGGCAGTAGTTCTAAACTTTACCACAAAACCGCCGCTTGTTCTTTCTAGAGCATACAAATTATTAGTTGGTTCTATAAATTGTCCGCTGTAAGTATCAACTAAGGTCCAGTACTTATAATCAGTATCTGTGGTTCTTTTAACACTTATTCTAATAGTGTTGATATCCATAGTTAAATCTGGTATTAGTATTTTTTGATCTGGGTAATCAAAACCATTTCCACCGTATGTTAAAGTATTTAATGTTCCCTCATAGGCTGTAAAATAATTTGTACTATTATTTGTTACTGGTATTTGTTCTATATTCCAGAAATTGTATTGAAGACCTTCTGGTGTTGTCCCTATTACATTTACAGTAAAAGGATCAATTATTGTTGCAGTGCTTACATTTTCTAATTTAATTCTTGCCTTTGAACTTATTCTTGTTGGAAGAACATACCCTAGTGGTTTTACTAAAGAAACAATTGATCTTTCAAGTTGTGCAGAATCAAGAAACGCCTCACCAGATATCATGTTTGCAAAGTGAGCATAATACAATGTATTGTACGCTAACAAGTCAAGCAAAAAATTAACAGCAGATCCCTCAAAATTAAAATCTTTGACGGTATCTTGCTTTTTTAAATAATTAACCAAAGATTGTCGGATATTATCAAAATCTAGTTCTGATAAGTTTACTTGCGTCATAGTTGATTTACCGTTAGTATGAGGGTTTGACTGTTATTATTTTGCTGACTATTATTTAACTTATATTTAATATCTATAGTCAAGTCTTCTGTAGCACTATTTTCAGATGGGTATCTTATTTCTACAGAATCTACTATAATTCTAGGTTCCAACTGATCTAAAATGTCTTTAATATCTTGAGACAAAAAAGCCATTTCAGCAGTGGTTGGTTGCTCAAACATCACATTAACCGCATCAGTACCAAAATAATTATTAAAAGGTCTTTCTCCTTTTTTTGTTAGTACTATATTCTTAATAGACTGAACAATAGAAGAATTATTTGATACAAATGATATATCAGAGTTGTCTACATTTTTCTTGAAGAAAATTTCTAAATCTCTGTATTTCATTGATGCCTTATTCAGTATTTAGCGTAAGTTTTTTTGCTTTCTTGTTTGGATCTTTGTATTCCGTATCCCGAATCAAAATTACATCCATTAAGTGCTTTGTCTTAGCAAAGTCATGTAAAATACTAGAAACTAACCATTTGCCCGAGTAGCGTTTATCTCCAAGATCTAAAGTTACTACATTACCTGGTCTGAGGGTAAGATCTCCGTTTAGTTTTACTAAAATTTTGTTTGACAGCAATTGCATCATTTGAGCGTTTCTCAATAAGGGTCTTTCTGGTGGGGTTTGCCAGAAAGTACAATAAGTTTGGGAATATCTCAAATAATCCATATAACGCTCACCGATACATGGACAATTACAATTAAGTGGGTTTTTGGGATCATTCCAAGCACATCCTAACCAATCTTCACCCAATTTCTCCTCAATCAAAGTACATTCTTTAATTTCTTTTTCTAAATCTTTTAGTTCCTTGTAAGTTGGTTCGGAACCAGTAACTCCAACTAAAAGTCTATCAGGTCTGAGTTCTTGACATGGGCAATTACACAATGGATTGTCGTCTGGGCAAGGTGCATTATTTACTGGGTTTGGATTTGAACAGTTATAATCACCACATGGTCCTTCTATGTCAATTGTTTGACGAGTCATCACCACAAACTGAGCGGCAAAATTGCGATCAAAAACAGAGAATTCTTCTTCTAGTTCTGGTGAAACTAAACCATACTCTGTTTCTCCTGTATAATCATTTTTCCAAACTAATTTTTCTAAATTATCTGCTAGTTCGTGTTTCCATATGGAGGAACCATAATAATAACCATAAAATGATGTTTCATCCTCTGGTTCTACTCTTTCGTTTCTATTTTTTAAATAATTTTCCCCCAAAATTGTCCAAGAGGAAGTAATTCTATCACTAGTACTTGGTGGAAGTGGAGTTGTGCTTTTAAAATAATTTACATCAATTGGAACTGGTTCATTTGCATGTATACGAATAGCTGTAGTATTTGAGAGTACAGGAATAGCGTTCATGAAGTCAGTGTCATTAAAATCTTTAAACGCATCCACGGCGTTTAAACTTGTCCAAGAAGAAACCTCTGCATCTACATATACCTGTGTATAATTTCCGGCCGCGACCTCATATCTCGTAGTGCGATATCGCGCTTTTGGTATTTTAGTATTCCAAGAACCTCCCTCATAATAAGGAGTACTAAGATTATAATAAGATGAAGGCAGAGCAGTTCTTGCACTTATTGATCTTGGTCTAATATTTGAAAACTCATAATAAGATTGTGCCAATGATAGAGGGTTTTTTCTAGTAGTTCTTTGAATCATATCATAGTATAAAATTTCTGTTGTAGTTGTATTGATATTATTAGACGATCTCATATAAAAATTAGAAAAATCATCTTGAACTAATCTTTTATTATCGGAATCAGACGAAAAAACATCTCCGATTGAATAACCATATGTTCTCGATTTTTGATCTAATACTTCTTGTGGTGGATAAAACCGTTTTTCATATAATGGAAAATTATCATTACTGTTATAAATCTTTGAGGCGGAATTAAACCTATTTAATGGTCTCCTAAAATAATTATCATACCCCCTCACGCCAATCGTGTATAGGCCATTATATGTTGTTGCAATACTAGGCAAATAACCGTAAGTTGCTTCATAAGTTTCATTAGCAGGTCTCTCATAATATGATTGTGGAAAATGAGAATAACCAGTTTCTATAATATGATTGTCTTTATGATTAGTTAATGCTTTTTTACCAGTATTTAAGTTTTGTTTTTTCTTTTTTATTCGTTTAACTGCAACATCAAACCCAAAAGGATCTTGACCAATTACAGATATATTATAGTCTACAGATTTAGTACCAAATGGACCTGGTGTTATTAAAACATTATATGGTAAATAATATTCCGAGCCTGGTGTATCATAAAACCCTTGAGGAAAATCATACAAAGTATTAACGCCAATTGGTGTTTGAAATTCAATTCGCACAAAACTTTCTATTTCTTCTAAAATATTTTCTGTTGGTCTTACTGGTTCTTCATTGCCTTCTATATTTACAAAATTTCTAGAATTCAAATAATCGATTGGATTAAAATCAGTAATTCTTTCTAACCCATAAGGAGCAGCAACACAAATTGCAGAATTAAACTGAGATAAATAAGGATTTCCTTTGTTATTACTAGCCGCCTCTACAAATTCAATTGTAAATGTATAATCGCTAAAATGGTTATTACATGATGATGTTACATCATACCGCCTCCTAAAACTTATGGAATTATTTGTTTTATTTGTTATACTAAGATCGTCATTATATACAGAATAATAATAAAAATCATAAAAATAATCTGCGAAACCAGATTCTGAATAAGTAAGAGTTCGAATGTCATCCCACTTTTGTACTTCTAAATTTTGTATTGTTCTTTTTATAATATTATCTGGGGTTAATTCACTGGGATCAGTTCCAGTAGCAATACGATAATACTCATAAGTCTCTGTAAAAGAATCTTGCCTTGAATCGCAGGTAGGGGAACCAGCAACTGGATACGATCTTTTAATGTCAACAGTCATTTTAAACAAATATTGTGCATAATAAGTAAAAACACTATAAGGATTTCTATCTAATGGTCCACCAGAATCTGGACCACCAAAATCTTCAAATAGAGAAAAAGAAGGATTTGCATTATATCCAATATTTAAATTATATTGTGAATCATAGTGTGGGTGTTTTATTGAAGGATCTATCGAAGAGTCATTATCATAATATATTTCATATGGATAATATGAAGTTGCTCCAACAGGAAATCCTTTAAAAGCAAAATCATTAGACTGCAATTGTTCTTCAGACAATGCTGCTATCCAATTATCTACTACTGATTTTTTTGCAAGTTTCTCATATTTACTTCCTCGTATTGGAACTCTTTTAATTGTTTTTATATTAAAAAGATTTAATTTAGAATTATCAGCAGTAAAACCTATTTCTTTTGATATAAAGAAGGCTTTTCTGTCTTTAAATTTTTCATAAACTTCTAAAAAGTTCTGTTTTTCCTCTGAAATAATGTTTTTTAACTTAGAAAAATAATTAGAATTTAAAATTTGTTGTCTATTGGCAATCGCCCGATCACAGTCTCTAAGGTGACGGTTATATCTTGCCTCACTTATGCTGCCCTCGCCATACGATTCAAAGAAATCACAATCAGGGTTTATTGAACATTCTGATACAAGTCTATTCCAACGTTCAATCATCATTTGTTTGATGTTTTGAATTCTAGTTATAGAGGCTTGTAAAAGATCTCTTGCAATATCTACTCTTTTTTCTTCTAAATCATAAAGATATTTTGTTTGCAACGTAGGAGTGTCTACTAGATGAAACAAATCACCAATTGTTTTATTATAAGGATCACTATCTAGTTCATAACTTAATGTTAGACCCATCGGAAACTGTCTTCCTAAAGTCGAACCATCTGCAATATCAAAATTAACCATATCACTGAAAGAACCAGCAGCAACAACGCCGTATTCGGGGGTAAATACTGGTTCATTTTCAAGTTGTTCAGTGGGATCTCTATATCGTGTATCGCAACAAATACTGCAACGATATAATTTCCATTTTTCTTTTAAGTTTTTCTTATTTGCATATTCAATTTTTTTGTCTTTTATTTTTTGTTTTATTTCTTTTTGAATTATTTGGCATATTTTTCCATCTAATTCAGTTTGATCAAACATTGGTTGCCAAGTTTCAAAACCATCGCGGTTTGAAAAAGTATAACCATAATGATCCCACTCTACCGTTTTATCTCTATTGCTATAACTCGGTGAAAAATAACCAGAAATATTGTCATTAATTACATTAGCAACTGTTGGTTTTGTATCAACACCAGTTTCTAAAAGAGGGTATTTTTCTACTTTTAACCACTTATTGTAATCTTTAAAATAATCAAATGATATTTCTTTTACAGAATGAGATTCATTATAGTCTAGTATTTCTCTATATGGATGATCCCATTTTGGTTCAACAAGATAATACTTTGCAGAAAATGCGTTTGATTCAAGTAGTCTTAAATAATTTGATTCATTAATTATCTGTAGTTGACGAATATTTCCAGTTTTGGTTGAAACGGTCGATGCAACATACTTTTTATCAGTTTTTTCTTTTAGTAGAGACTCAACGCTTCTAAAATTCCAACGATCAATATCTTGCCAAAACATGTAATTACAAGCATATTGATTGCTTTCTGCTACAGAATGTTCGGCTAAAAACTGTAGAAGTTGAGTTGCTTTAACTGGTCTATTTAATTTACCCCAAGGATACAAAGATTGGTTCTGTTTATACCAAACCCAATTATAAGTGGGTTCGATAAACATTGGTTTTTGAGTTGTTCCTTGTTGTTTATTTCCTGATTTAAAGAAATTATTATTAATTACATTTACTAAACCAAGATTATCTTCTCCATCTTTTGATGCTATTTTTGTAATAATATCAGCACCAGTAGATCCCGTCAATTCTGAAAATTCTTTATATGAAAGAAGATAATGTTCATAAGAAATAAATTGTATTTCTAATTTGACAGAAGATATATTTACATCTTGATTTAGTTTGTTATTTTTAATCTGATCTTCTGTTGCCTTTACATTATAAATTTTATAGCGTAAAGATTTATACGAGTTTGGAATATCTGGATTTTCTATTTTTATAACAACATCTTCAAATCCTGAAAAATTTATTTGTTCTGCTGTAGAATTTAAATCTCGTATTACTAATTTACCAACAACGGAAGCTTCAAACATTCCTTCCAATAATTCAAGTGAAACATAAGAAAGTTTTGATGCGTCTGGAAAAATTTGGTAAACTTGACCATCTTTTCCTATAATTTTTAAATCATGTATTGTTAAATTAATAAGTTCTTGTACAATTTCGCTATTTGACATAATTATGGAGTTCTAAAAAGTGAGGTTGAAGTAACAGTTGGGTCATTAAATAAAAGTTTTGCTTTATCTTCGATGAGAGGAACTATACGAGTACTAATTACATTTAATTTTACTTTATCAACATACTCGGATACAGTTTTTTGTTCATATGTTCGTACTTTAATACCAGTAACAGATAAATTATTTATTACTCTGTAAATTAATGTTTTTTGAAAAGCAGTTTTATCTGATGGACTGCAAGTATCAACTATAATTTTACTTTCCGATAAAGTTCCGCCTTCGGCTGAAATTAGTGGATTTAAAACTTTGCCGTTATTTGCAAAAATTTGATAAGGAGAAGAGGCGTAATTTGAATAGCCAAATAAAGTAAAGTCTGTGGATGGTGTTGTACAGAAATTTGTCAAATTAACTTCTTCAATCTGCGAAGAATTTGTCAATCTAGACAACCGTTTTATTTTAAATGTTGAAGAAGACAGTCCGGTGGTTGGAAGATTATAATTTTCTTTCAATACGATTTGTTTATAAAAAGGATTCCAAGATTCTATAATTCCATATGAATTTTCATTTAAATAAAGTATATCATTTGGCAAAATTTCTGCGTTTTCATACACATAAAAAGTTGCTTTTCTCGAATAATTGTCTAATAACGTTCCAAGTTCTTCTTGCTGTGATGGCCAATCGCGATTTACATCATATACTTTATTTGCAAGCATCATAATCCAATAATAATCAAACGTTCCATACTTTGAAAATGATAATCGTTCTGGTCTTAAGATTTTATCAGAGTATTCTTCATAAAATAAATCAGGATTTTGAAAAAAAGAATCCTTTATTCCAACTTTAATAAACAAATCTGGAACGGTAAATACTCCATTCGAAAAAGTATATTCCATTTTTGGTAACTGTTCAAAGTAACGCATTAAATGATGTCTCCGTATCCAGCCGCGGCCCTGCTCATTATTTTTTCTGAGTTTGTGGCATCTCTATACGCTGGTTCTATTTCTAGAAATGCTAATTGAAGATCCAATCCCATATAATAATTATTGGTTGTTAAAATAGGAGAAGATGGATCTAATCGATTAACTGTGTAATTCACCAAAAGAGATGGTTGTATTTGGTTCGACAAAACAAATGATTTATTTGGTCCAGCGCCTGGAACAATGCTTATTTTCCACATTGCTGGAGGTGTAATTTTATTAAATGTTCTGGATTCTAGTGTCGGATACATTCTGGACTGAAATCCGTTTGCAATTGCATCAATTATATCCGCATCTTTTCCGTTTTTTGCATATAAACTGAAACCAAAGGAGTGAGCACGTTTTGCCATATTTTTAAAAGACAAATCACTAAAAGAAACGTCCTGAATAGCAGAACCATTAATTCCGCCCAAAGCACCCATTACATCATTTGGGGAAAATCCCTTCAGTATTGGCAAATCCAACACTAATGTTGAAAGTTTACCAACTCCACCACCCGTAAATAAATCTCGAACTCCCTGAAGAGCCATATCTACATTTGATGGTTCTACGTCTTGGTAATTTGCTGTGTTTGGTGAATTATATCTCTGAAGTGGTAGTATGTAAGAACCAGAATTACCTACAAGTTTTGCTTCTACTCTTTTATCAGGTCTAGTACTAAAATCTTGTGGTTGAAAACGAACCCAAGCAGCAACTCTTCTTTGATAAGTACTACTGGAGGGATATTGTTCGTTTACTGGTATTGATGTTGGCATATCTATTTCCTATGGCGTATAAAAGTAAATATAAACCAAAAAATCCACAAAAATACGTTGGCAACCCAAACAACATAATATGTAGATCCTTATGGGAAAGAACCTTCTGTAAGTATTTAGACGAAAATGCCAATATTATTCGTTGGTCTAGTGAAGAACTACAAATTCCTTATATTTCTCCAGTCGATAACCAAGTTCACATGTACTATCCTGACTTTTTATTTGAAATGAAAAAAGAAAGGGAAGTAGAAACAGTGGTTGTGGAAATAAAACCAGAAAAACAAACAAAACAACCAATTAAAGGCAAAAAAAGTAGTAAAACATTTTTAACTGAAACTATTCAATATGAGATAAATAAGTCTAAATGGCATTCTGCTAAAAATTTTTGTGATAAAAACGGATGGAAGTTTATGGTTTTGACAGAAAACAACCTTTTTAGAGGAACCACCAAATGAGTCTTTACGAACACTCAATCTCCACTCTTCAAAACTATATAAATTCTCAAGGTGGGATACAACTCCCAAACAGATATCATGTAACAATAAAGAGAAAAGATCAAGATCAACAAGGTGAATTTATCTGTAGTATGTCTCAACTACCATCAAGAAGAGTTAAAGCATATGCAGATATGTTATCTGGTGTTGCCTCACCAATTGGTATGCCTTATGGGGTTGAATATGTAAATAATCTCATGGAATTTGTAATTGAGGAATCTTTTGCGAGCAGAAAATACTTTGAAGATTGGATTTCTTCACTTTTTACTGATGAATTTGGACATTCTGATTCAGATTATGTAAATAGAATAAATTTTGTTGAAAATGCAACCGGAGAGATAAAGATAGAAGCATTATCTGTTCAGAATAGAGGAAATTCACCAAAAGTAAATGCTAGATACAAATTGTATGAATGTTTTCCTTTAGAATTAATACCAACTAAATTCGATGAAACAATGATGAACTCTACAATGAAATTTACTGTTAATATGTTCTATTCACGTTACACATATGACATGCTTGCATAACTAATAAATATTATTGAGGTAATTATGCTTAAAGAATTATTGATTGAAAAAACACCAAAATATACTGAAATTTTACCAGTAACCCAAAAAAGAGTAACATTTAGACCATTTGTTGTTAGAGAAGAAAAAAATCTCATGATAGCAAAGGAAACTTCATCATTTGATAATTTAATGACAACGGTTCAAGAAGTAATCAACTCTTGTACCACTGGCATTCCAAATGATGACTGTAAATCTCTACCATTTTGTGATTTAGAATATTTGTTTTTAAAAATAAGAGAAAAATCGCTAGGAGAAATTGTTGAATGTTATCTAACTTGCCCAGAAACACAGGAACGAGTTGTTTCTTCTATTAATTTACAAAACGTAAAAATATCAAATAAAAAAATAAATGACAAGATAAAGTTAGATTCGAATATTACAGTTGTAATGAAACAACCAACTCTTGACACTTATTTAAAGTTAAATAAATTCGAATTTAAAGAAGAAGAAGAGGGAGTGTTAGAATTACTAGCATTGTGTGTTTCTGAAATACATGCAAAAGAAGAAGTTTATTACACAAAAGATGTACCTCACGAAGAAGTTCAACAGTTTATTGAGTCATTAACTGCAAAACAATTCAAAATATTAGTTTCTTTTTTGAAAGAAATACCAACAATTGAATACACCATACCGTATAAAACAAAAGATGGGGTTGAAAGAACACTAACAATAAGAGGATTTTCTGATTTTTTAGAATTATTCTTGGTTATGCCGATTTAATCTCTATTTTTAAAATAAATTTTCAAATATTTTTTGAACATAAAGTGCCAATAGATCAAATAGAGAGAATGCTACCGTGGGAGAGAAATTTATTCGTGGACATGATGAGAAAACATATAGAAAATCTAAACGAAGAATTAAAATAATCATCAAAAGCCATGAAGCCTACAAAAAAAGAACAAATTAAAAAAATTATAAGAAAACAAGCGAATAAAATTAACATACCTTTCTTTAATTTTGACAACGCAAAGAAAACTGTTGATATTTCTCCATCCACTACTCTAAAAATTCTTCCAGATTTAATTGAAAAAGAAAAAAATGAGGAAACTAATGAAAAGTTTTCTCATTTTTTAATAAAACCCACTCCTGTTTTACCAAAAACAGCAAAACTAAGTTCAATTACACAACCAATTTTGTTTAATTCCGTAAAAAATGAACAAAAATTGACAGCAAACTATAATAAAAATACACTGCAACCAAAATTATTAGTTAATAGTGCAGTTAACTCTGCAATTAAACCAAAATTATTAGTTAATAGTGGAGTTAACTCTGCAATTAAACCAAAATTAAAAGAAAATAATACTAAAAATTCATTAATTTCATCAATATTAGTAAATAAACAGACAACTTCTCTTCCATCTATAGAGGCAAAACTAGAACCAAATGCAACGAGTGCTGGTGGGTTTGAGCAAGCAAAATTAATAACAATTAAAAAACCGAATGCCACCAAAAAAGAATTAGTTTTAGTGGGGGAACGGGGAAAAGAAACTATTAATCAAATAGACAATTCCATAGTTCCTGTAGATTTAATAAAACACATAAAAACAAAAACTAATCTTATCACAACCACAGATACTAAACCAAAAACAGAACTAAAAAAAGAAATAAAACCAATTCAAATAAAAGCAAAAGATGATCTTGGAACCATAACAAATGTTTTAGTAGCAAAACATGACGCCAAATCTATTCTTTCTATGGTAAAAAATCAATCAATTGCAAACAGAATTGAACGTAAATCTGACGGTGGATTTGAACTTCAAGCATCCGCACATTTCTTAGGAATGTTATCAAAAATAGGAAAAGCAACTAGTGCAATTAGTAAATCTGGCTTAGGATCAACCGCAAAAAATATGGCAAAAAATGCTGCTGGAAATATTAAATCTGGAGCTACATCTATAGCATCTAAATCTTCTGGATTGGCTGGTGTTGGTAGCCAGCCAGGTACTTCTGCGACAGT